CGAATAACGAAGATTAAGCATTAAGCTTCTTCCCATGCGTAGATATACTACGAACTGACTGAGGTTAGGTATAAGTTACAGGCCTTGTGGTTTCCACAAGTACATGGCTTTCGCCTGCTTGAGTTCTGAAATATTCAGAGTCCTTCGGACTTCACTAATTAAGATATAAGGTATTTATAGCATTTAAAATAGTAGTTATATGTACAGTGATGACACTGCAACGCCCCCTTGTTATTTGGGCTAGTCTTCAAAAATTGGCTGTAAGTTTGTGTAGTATTTATCTGATTTTGAAGTTTTCATTTTCTTTTCTTTTGATGTGGATTTTTCTCTTTCTTTTTCTTTGATTTTATCTAAACAGGGCATTATTTGTGGTTTTTGCGGTTTGTCTCTTATTTCCAAAATCTTAAAAGATGTTGATGCAAGCAATTTCTTTTGTTTTCTTCTTGGTATATATTTTGATTTCTTAGCTTGGTTTTGATTTTTATTTGCTCCTATGATTTGAATTGTAACTTGGGATTTTGGTATTTTGAATCGTATTCCTATATTATCGCCATATTCATCTATTCTATATCCATAATAAGACCCTGTGAATTGTCCAATTATTAAATCTGGGTCTCCAAACCCCATGTAATCCGTGACATACATATATCGTGTTCCTCCTTGTAACTCTATTACTGTTGACTTCATAAACATAGTCAATTCCCAAGTGTCTGGATCTTCTCCTTGTACAATGAATTGGCTCATACCGGGTCCTCGTTCGTCAAATGCTGGAGTGTATTCTGTTTCCATATATAGTACACCTTTTGTATTTCGACTTATTGCTTCAACTGTTGATATGGTACTATTTGAGAAGCACCATACTATATCTCCATCATCCATTTCATAGTTAGACCCATTGTATGTGACAAAGTTCTCACCCTCTGAATCTTTGTCTAGTTGCATTATTGCTCCCATTGGTAAATCCTGGTCCTCAGGGTTTAAGAAAACAAATGTTCTGTTTTCATCGTCATTGTCTTTTATGTCTCCATAGTCAGTCAACCCTGAGTTATAAAATATATTTGTATTTCCTATAGGATTTTTAAGTAAGTAGGACCATGTTACGTAGAAATAACCAGGTATTATTGATTTTTCTCCTGATTTACATGCAACTGCTATAGCCATATATATGAAGGGGTTTGATTCTTGATCAAAGGTACCTGCTGTTTTATATAAGTTATATTGTAAATTTGATTTCAATCTGACTGTGCTAGTGAATCCTTTATAGCATTGAGATAACATACCACCGTTTGAGGTTCTTAATGATTGTTGAAGGTTATCACCGGAGGGTGCTTGATTCCATAAAGTACCAGCTATTACATTTCCTTGTTGTGTAACTGCACATTGAGGGATGTAGGTAAATTTCATGTCAAGTGGTCGATAGTTTTGATATCCTTGTGCGAGTGCAGCTATACGAGTTCCTATCCAATAGCATGGGTTAGCTGGTATTACAGTGATAACTCCTGAATTATCTTGGTCTTCTAGGTCGTCTGGTATTTTGTATACTAAATCTCTTCCAGTTACTTTGACGGTGGTTCCATCTTGGTATAATACTTTAAAGTCTTTGTTCAAGTTTTTGATGTTTGCAGCAGGTATGAATTTTCTTTTTCTGCCTGCACGTAATCTTCTAGGATTTGGTTTTCTTTTTATTTTATTTTTGATTGATTTTATCTTGTTATTGATGTTATTAATCTTTTTATTAATAGTTTTAGTTTTACTGCTCATTATTTTTTAGCCCCATGGTAGCTTTGAAGTATTCGCTTGATATTATTGCTTCAATTTGGGTATTGATATACAACTTTTCCTGTGGTGTTAAATTATAATTGCATTTTGCTTGGAAATATTTGATTGCCTCCCAATAACTCATTTTATCTGGTCTTGTGTAAGCATTCTTGCAGTATTGAATGTCATATAAGATTTGTGACTCTGGTGATTCATCCACATCTGGATTTTGATATTTTCGACTGAATTTTGCATCTTTTACTGCTAGTTTTTGTGCCTTTGCTAATATACTCCTATAATCTTTATGTTTGCGTTTGATATTGGGTAGAGTAGCATAATATTTTGCATATTCACATGCTTGTTGTCTGTATGCTTTTGCCATGTTAGTAAAAATGTCTATTCCTTCGTAGGCTACTTCTAATGCGATTGCCTGTTGTATTAAATATGCGACACGATGAACGCCTCTTAGTGTTTTTATTTTTCGTGAATATTTTGATATACCTGTGAATTTACCAAAATCTCGTACTAGTATTATCTCATCTTGGTTTGGATTTCGGTAAAATGCACGCAATGAACAAAATGATATTGTATTTGGTGGTCCGATTGTCATGAATTTTAATACTTGTCCCAATCCGTAAATAGATGTGTCTTCAACATCTGCTCCTTTTATGAAGTATTTGTAGTATGCTTCTCGTATTGCTTGGTCTGGTATTTCTGGTTTATAAAACACTGTGAAGTCGTCACCTTTTGAAAATACGTAGTAATCTCGTCCATATCTGAATCCTGCTTTTTCATTTACGTATATGTTGTACAAAGCCATCCTCATTGTGTTACACAGTGTTGTGTCGCAATCTCCTGAAAAGACTGAGCCTAATATAGAGTAGGTGAATAATGATCGTTTCTTCTTCTTTTCATCTATGTATTCTACTGACATTGTTTTATACAATTGTTGACTTATTTCATGGAACTGTTCTTTTGGCACATGGTATACTTTATCTTCTATCATTTGATATAGGTATCTATCCACTTCCTTTAACGACACATCTTGAGTATTATCAAACGCAGA